TTCCATATCACCAGTCGTAGAGTTGTATACTGCATTGGTTGGATTGAAACTCTCATTAGCGCCAGAAGGACCAACATTGACAGTTATAGTAGAAGCATCTGCTTCTGTGATTACCATCCACTGACCAGCATAAGGATCATCAGCACTTGGTGAAGCATGTTGTGTCTGGTTGCCATCCATAGTACACGTAAAGATGACACTTCCAGTATCAACTCTAATGTATCCACCTTGTGTCATATCATGACCAGGAATAGTGAACACAGATAAACCTGTTGCTGGATCGTAAGATACAGTACTAGGAGTAAATTGCTTTCTTCTCTTACTTAAACCAAAGTAAGGCATTACATTGGTAGTGTAAATCTCTGCAGAATCATAAGTTTTAGCATTTCCGCCAAACTTAACATCATACATAACTTCTTCTAAGACGTTATAGACATCATCTAAACAGTCTTGCTCAGTATTATCTGCCTGAGGAGTGTATGAAGGATATGATTCCTTCATTGTTTCATATGCTTGCTTAGCAATAAACTTCTTATTTGCTAATACAAGATCATAAGCATCCGCATTCATATCGGATACAATAGGAGGATCTCCTACTTGATCAAGCGTAATTGTAGAATCTTTATAGTATAGTTGGTTGTTGATTGCTAAGTTAATAGCATCAGCGGCTCTCTTAAATGCTGTGATAGATGGTGATTCTTCTCCAGAAAGACCAGTACTAATTGGTCCACCAAAGCGATTGAAATATGTTTTCGCCATCGCGATGGAATAAGCATTACCACCAAACCAAAGATCTTGTCTTATGGCATCAACAATATGTCCGATATCTCTTCTACACTTACTCGCACCTGTTAGTAAATCTCTTTGTGTAGGAACAACATAGTTTGCGTTATTTGAATCAGTAATACTATCATTATTACCATCACTAATACATTGAGTTACAATTGATGTTAGAGACGAAATGGCATTTTGTACGTCAGCACAAGCAGTGGTGTCAGTATTAACAACATCTCCATTTCCATCTCCATATATTGATTCACCAGGAGAAACTGTAAGATCTTGATATCCAGAAGTTAGTTGATTAGATACAGCATCCTGCAGATAATCTCTAGCAGCATTATATGCGGCAATGCTTTGTAGTTCTTCACCTTGCAATCCACCAGTGATCCACTGACCGGTGCCAGAGAAATATTTGTTGATGAAAGTACTGCTCCATAAGTTACCACCAAGGAAAATATCCATCGCAACAGCATCGATGAAGTATCCAATATCTCTCTTACACTTATCAGATCCACCAGGGAAGACGAACGATGGATATAAAACAGAGACCTGACCAATAGCATAGTCTTGGGCATCTGCTTTGTTTCTTCTGATTAAACGATATGCTGTCTTAAATCTAGATCTAGCAGTCTCAGCAGGATCTCCAGGGAAGGAGAAGAATGGAGCTCCATCATAAACAGCAATTTCAGCAAGAGCATTATCAAGAATATAATCTCTGTTTTCTGTAATTAAATTGTATGTGTCTCTATACCTAGCAGCAGGATCAATTTTCTGTGCTAGATCAATAGTGACACCATTTGTAGTGTCTCCGTCATTCTCTGCTTGAGATCCTGTCTTACCAGAAGTAATACTGCCACATGGAAGATTACTATAGAAATTATAAGGACTGTCTGCGAAAGGAACAGGATCATATAGATTTGCTTTTACACTTAGTAAATTAGCAACTGCTTGCTTACATAGATCGCGAGCTCTTCTAAATGCCCAAAGTAGATTTTCTTCTTGACCAACTAACAGTCCAGTAAGTGCTGTATCATTAGCAAAGAATCCTTGTACTGCAGCAACTGTATTATAGTTACCACCGTCTCTTAAATCTTCCGCTACGGCATCAACAATAACACCAATATCGTTAACACTAACAGGAGAACCAGGACTAAAGACTCCCAAAGACTGTATAGTCGCGTTGATGATATTCTGTCTATTAGCAATAATTAGATTGCGAGCATCGAAATAACGATTCGCATTAGGATCTCTTCCAGGATTAACATAAGAAATATCCTGAAGTCTTGGATACTTCTCAATGATATATCCAAAGACTTCCTCTTGGATCATCTTACGGTTGCTTTCAATTAAGTTAGCAGCATCTGCATAGATGTTGTTGATAGCGAATCCAGAAGGATTAAGAATTTGAGGAGCAGCAATATACTTAACAAATCCAGTTGGTTCTAGAGTTGCGTTAAACTCTTCAGTTCCACCAGCAACTGCTGGATCTAGTCTAACATATAGTTTTTCCCCAGACTTAGAACCAAGTCTATATCCGCCAATAGATACGGCAGGGCGATCTAGGGGACTAGTAATGTCTTCACTACCAAGGAATAATTTAGTATAGTTATTAGTATCTTGAGTTGTTCCAGAAATATCAATAGTATAGTATTGAGTTTTCTTGATATTAGCAGCACCACTATCAACTGCTTCTGGTGGAATGATATCAGTAATGAAACCACCCTTATCTTGGTTAAAGGCAAATCCTTTGAAACCAATAGCATGTAGAGATGTGTTACCAAAGTTAGAGTTCGAGTTGGTGATCGACATATCACCACCACTTTCCATCAGGAAGTGATCAGCGAAACCAACAGCGAAGATAGAAACGTTCTGGATGAACGCATCTTCCGAAGCACGAACGTGGAAGTTTCTCCATTCATCCTTCCAATAAGAATCACCTTTAGCGTGATAAGGAACAGTCGCAAAAGCATCAGTTAGTGATGCTTGGTTCCAGGTGTTAGAATACTCATCATAACGGATGAATGCTCTGTCATCCTTCTGAAGCGAAACGCCCGTATATTGAGCTATGACCATTGACTTAAAGCCAGTCGCCTTAAGACCGTTTGCCCAGATGCCACAAATACCCCACGTAGAGCGGATAGAGCAGTTAAAGACATATGGAGAGGCAGACTCTACACTATCAACTTCAGCGAGCGTCTGAGCGTTCTGACCGAGTGCTGGAGTAGTATCTACACTAACAGTTTGACCCGAAGCAATACCTGTACCAATTGCGCTGACAACTTCAGCAACTTCGTAAGTAAACTTACGTGGATCATTTTGATCAATATCAATGATTGGGAAGATACCTTCCAAAACACTATCGATATTTGTATTGGAAATAGCAACAAACTGACCAGCAAAGTATCCGTGGTCTACCTTAGTTGTTACTTCAATTTTAGATGTTGATGCAGCAATACTAGGAATAGTTGTAGCATCATTAAGTGTTAATGACTCAATAACTCTAGAGTCAGATAGAGGACCAACAATACGGTTCTCCTGAATTCTAAAGTCAAACTCACCAGGATCATCAATTGTTGGTTGATAATCAGAGAAACCTTTAGCAATCTTTCTGTAGAATAGAGACAACTCTTCTGTGTCTGCGTATTCAAATACAGTTAATTTATGGTGAGAATAGTTAGGAGCAGTTTTTCTAGTGAAATCATAAGGATCGTAGTATACCTCACCAGTTCCCTCTACAGTATTAAAGAGAGGAGACTCAGCAGTAGTCTGACCATCTTTGATAGTGAACTGCCAGAAATAACAACCACCTGTTACATTAAAAATAGCAGAACGAGGAACAGTTACTGATGCAGGGTCAGGAACATATAGAGGACGAACAACAGTACGGCGAAGATCATAACCTACCAGAGATGAACCCCTAGGGATGATAGCACCACCCTCAGTGTTATTATACTTGTATAGTACGTTATCAGGATTAGAGATATCAAGAATGGAATTGTCTGTCCACTCGTTATTTGCTTGATCAAAACCAAACGCAGAGATACCACTAGTATCTACAAGACCAGGACGGTTATCAATGTAATGGATACCAGGCATCAGCATAATGCTGAACTGGTCAAACCTGTCATTACCAAATCCAGGAAGATACGAGTATCTTGCAATCTCTAGAAAAGCACGCTGGATGCTCTTGAATGGTGTTACAGGTGAGTTACCTCTATTCGATAACGCATCTGTAGCGTTGAAATCATCAGGAGAAACATAAAGATACTTACCAGTTTTGCTGCTGATAAGGTTATCCAGACGTGTTAAAGGCATGATTAATCTGACCCTGCGGTATATCTTTTATCCTAGGATTTATTTATACACGGGGTCTATACCTATCTCTGAGAATAAGCATTAATGCTATTTCTTTAAGACACATGTAAATGTATCCAAATTGTTCTTTATACGTTGTTCTATACATAACTCCTCCACTTGGACTCGAACCAAGAACCTCAAAGTTAACAGCTTCGCGCACTACCAATTGTGCTATAGAGGATCGAGAGCCAAACACAGGATTTGAACCTGCGACCTGAGCTTTACAAAAGCCCTGCTCTACCACTGAGCTAGTTTGGCATACGGGATTGATGGGACTTGAACCCACGACTTCCTGCGTGACAGGCAGGCGCTCTAACCAACTGAGCTACAACCCCATACGAGTAAAATTGAATGGACCGTAATCAGATCCCCATACTTTTTGATGAGTTTCTGAATGAAGACCACGGTCCATTACTTGGTAATTTGTTTCAGTAAGAAGAACTTCGTTATTAACATAAGTTCTAACTCCTCCACGCATTACATAACATTCACAAGTATCATTCTTACCGGTAAATGTTTTTGTTGCTGTTTCCTTAATAATATTATCACATCCCTCTCGATATGTCAAGAGGTCATCAGTAAGTTTATCAAGATTCCTGCATCCAACAAAATCTGATGGTGTTCTGATTTCGTAATTCTTTAGTCTAAGGTAATCACCTTCATCAACTACATCAATTACAAATTGTCTGTAAGGACGATCTAATTGATAGTTGTATGCCTGTTCTCCATAAAATCGAGTCTCCCCAATCTTACGATGACTAACACGAATGTGAGCATAACGAGTAGGATGACTTTGTGCTTGACGTTTGTTAGCAAAAGTTCCCTCAAATAATTCAAGAAACGTGTTCATCGGGCATCACTTCAGGATTAATAAGATCTAATTCAAATAATACAGGGTGGCATTCTTCAGCAATCAAGTAATCAGAGTACTTGAAGATATCCTCCATAGTATACTCTTCATTGAGTGCTGCTTCTGCCAGTATCCATTTGTCATCTTTATCCTCATCTTCGAGGACATCAAAAGCAAATGGCATACTTTCAACATAATACATCAAAACAGGTACATTGTCTACAAATACATGCTTACGTGAGATTGTGTACCGAAATTGTGCCATAATGTCATGGTTTCCTGTTAATGATATATTTAACAGGAATGCGAGTAGGGAGACTTGAACTCCCACGAGATTGCTCTCAACAGATTTTAAGTCTGGTGCGTCTACCGATTCCGCCATACTCGCAGATGCTTCCTGAGAGGATCGAACTCTCCTTAGGCAAATTATGAGTTTGCTGCATTCACCAGATTGCTAAGGAAGCTTCTACTTACAATAGTAATTGAAGTTAATGGCACATCTCACTTTTTGATCTGTGCATGTTGCTCCTGTGTGTTTGATCCCACTAGGGAATATTAGCATACGATTGGCAACACTGTCAACCTTTTTACCATTTTCAAATCTAGTGTATCCATTATTAGTATTAAGATAATATAGAGCATTGGTTGTACTAAACGTATTGTCTTCGTGCATTCCATGCTCTACATTCTCCTCAGTTCTAGAGAGCATTAACCCTTTGATTCTAACAATAGCAGCAGGATCTAACTTTTTAATTATAGGAAGAAGTATTATAGCATGTTGACTCTGAAAAGCATACTCTCTATAAAAAGAATGACCCCATTGATAGTTGTCAAACGTTTTACATGTTACTAGACCTTCGGGCATAACACTGTTTGCATAATACCATGGAAAATCGGCAGAGAACATGGTATTATACAATTCATGATATTGATCTTTATTCAAAAAGTTATCAATAACTTGCATTATGTGGGACGAGTGGGGGGTGCTGACAGATTTGTAAATGACTGGCGCTTAATAAACTCTTTCAGTTCAGGAGTCTCTTCCCACTCCCAAGTCTCTTCATGTCCGTGTCTATCGATCTTCTTAACTGTCTTTTTCATTGGAAAACTCCTCTAATTTGTCTAGAATACCATCAAATGATCCGATACTGTCAATCTCTGAGATAAGATTAGCAATCTGTTTACATACAATCGGTCGTTCTTGTCTAGCAGCATATGATAATGCGTTGCGAAGACTACTTGTAGCCTCTGAAAGACTCTCCTCTACTTGTTTACCTAAAGCCATTGCTCCTCTTTATCCTCAACATAGTTATTATACTGGGTTTCTTAAATGCTGTCAAGCTATACAAGCATCCCAGCATCTTTCATATAGTGTAATGTGTCATGCATATTACCAAGATGCTTGGCACCAATAGCGACCTGGGGATAGGTTGCTTCAGGTCCGAACTCTGCTTCAAATGCTCTTTGAGTAAAGTGTTCGTTGAGGTTATACTCATGAAACTCTCCACCCATTGATTTAAGTAGTGCTGCGATACGCTCACACTCTTGACTACCATTTGAATAAATTACTGCTTGCATGTGTCTTCTTTGTAAGTAATGGTGATTTGATTATATACTTCATCCCGATTGTCGCTATTGTATACACGACAACGTTCGATCTTAGCATCTAGTAATTTCACAACATTATCTAGTTGCCATTGAGTGCTAAACTTTTTAAATCCATCATCCATCCAAGATTTATTAGATCCTGGTGTGTTAAAATCATCCATTATTCAATACCTTTAGGAAATTCTTCAATCTCAGTTAGTTCATAGTCCCAGTCTTCCATGACTGTGTTGGCAAGGAATCTATCAGATAGCATTTCGAGTTCCTTCTCAGCATACTCTCTGCTCTCTGACTCCAACCAAACATCAACTACCTTACCCAATCTCAATTTCTTGATGTCTAACTCAGACAGTCGCTTACAGGCGTCTCTCACGGCGTTGCCTGGTGAGTCATCCACCTGTGATCGTAGTCGGATGAATACTAATGCTTTAAACTTCATGCTTTCTCCCTCTCGTCAAGTGCCTCATGAATAATTTGCTTCAACTCAATACGTTCTTCTGGTGTGAAGATTGTACGAATTTTCACTGGCATAGGATCATAACTACTTGGTTTCTTTGATTTACCAGGGAGACTCATTCCCTGTGTATCGATTTTGCTTACTTCCATAATTTTCGTATTAACCAACAAGGTTTACATAAAGAGTTTTCGTATTTGCCCTTAGAAGGGACATAACATCCAACTTGAGGACATTGATTGGCGGGAATCATATTCCCACACCCAACACATTGTGTCTCCCACATCTTCATAATGTTCTCTCCAATCTATTTGTTGCTTGATCTGGGAAATCTCTTGGTCTACTATCAGTAGCATTATCAGTTCTAGGTGAACCTTCATTCGCCTTCATAGTATGCTGATAATTAGGTCTTGGATATCTGATACAGAATGGATCAGGCATCCAGTATGTTACCTGCCATTCTTGGTCAGGACACAACTCAAGATGCTTCTCTACACTATGAGAGAAAATACCAATTTGAATGTATCCATCATGACTGACACATCTACCATTACCAATGTCAACCAGAAACAGCATCTTACTACTCATAAGACTTCTTGCTCTGGGTTGAGATTTTTCGCGAATTGCATAGGATCCTTTTCGGACTTATGAACCCAATGATAGCGCATCATTTCGCGAATAGGATCCCACATGGGGATACAGACATAATCCTTCATGTGTGTCTCGCAGCAAGTTCCTTCAGTTCCTTTGCTGTGAGTTTATCTAACTGTTCTGTGAAGTGGTCCAGTAGCAGTTGTTTGTATTGTTTCTTAGTCATGGTATTGCTTAATTAATCGTTCAACTTGTTTCTTATCAGATCCACAAGGAGCATTGCGTAAACACCTAAGAATTAGTTCGGTATCGCTAATAGATGGTTTGATTGTAAACCCCCATTTGTCAACTTCACCCTCTGTAGGTGCTTCAACGTAATCAAATTCACTTGGCATTAGTCTCGCTGTCTCCAGTCATCAGGTTTGTCTTGCTGAAACCAATTTTTAATATCATCAGCATCGGTAAATCCCGTCTTATGATTGGATGGGTCGGGATCACCTAGTCCCATCCTATTCAGAAAATCGTCTGTACTACCTTCCTCAATATTTTGTGATGCTTGGCGTCTTGCCATCTTTAACATCTCATTAGCAGATGTATTTGCCTTAGCAAGTTTCTGCGCCCAGATCATATCATCTAGTTTTACATCATCATTATTTGCGATACGTTTACAAATAAATTCTAGTCGTAGTCTATATTGTGTAGATAACATACGGCACTCATTTCCACGTAATTATTTAGAACCATGAAAAAAGGGACCCGAAGGTCCCCTTGGGTGTTCCGACTTTTGTAGAGACCGCACGAAAGGTCTCAACGTTATTTATCAGAAGCTGTACTTCAGACCCAACTTGGTGCCATAACCGCGATCGATGTTGCTATCGCCACTACCAACGAAGGAGACTTCGCCATATGCGCCCAGAGCATCGGTCAAACCGATACCAAGACCTGCCTTACCAGAAGGAACGGTGTCGCTCTCAGCACCGTCAGGAGAGACTACAGTAGCACCACCTTGGACGTAGTATGATGCGTTCTCGCCAAGAGCGCCTTCGTAACCAACGTGAAGGTCAGTTGCGGTTCCATTGTAGCTAGATCCAGTGAAACCGGAGTTGGCTTCCACGTTGACGTAGGGTCCTGCGAAAGCAGCACCAGCGGATACGGACAGGGCAGCGGTTGCTGCGAATACAGATTTGATCATTTTGTTTAATTACCTTTTTGTTTACTTGCGGAATGAATACCCGCAGATGATGGATCGGTTCGACTCCCGATCGCATGAGTTTATTATAGCACAAGACGCTGGATGCGTCAACCAGGTTATGCAAGTAGTTGCGGCACTCACCTGATTTGCTACAAGAGTAATTTATCAGAGTTGAATCCAGAAAACAACCCCCCTTGTGCCAGTTTACGATCAGTATCCGTGATTGCTTAGTTAAGTAAAATTAATGCGCCTTTGATATTCATTGCTCCTGTTGCCGTTAGGTTAGCAATACCACCAGCGGTAAGATTATAATTCAGACCTGCCTTAACACTGATAAAGTCTGTAGAATCATAAGTTTGACCACCAATTGTTGTCTTAACAGAATATGTACTATCTCTTGCTTTGATTAACGGAGGTGTTCCTGGTCCACCAGCGACAATATGCTGTTCTACTCCACCAATCCACTGCTTATAATCTCCAAGAATACTCCAGTTGATGTGTCCAGGAGAAACAATGTTTTGTGATGCTCTTGGATCAAACTGAACTTTTGTTTCTTCACTGACACCAAATGTCATTTTCTGTCCAGTAATAATTTCTTTGTCTTGACTTGCAGTTCTTTCAATACTACCAGCATTCATAATAATAGCACCACCACCGGCAGTTCCTGCTTGGATGTTGACTTGAGTCTTACCAATCAATAGCAATTCTTCTGATGCTTCGATAACAATTTTTTGTGCTCTGATATACCGTGTACCACCTGTAGTTTTCTCTACATAGTCCCCATAGCATTGAAGGTTTAATGCTTGTTTTTCTTCATTGTCATCGCCAGCATTAAACTGTAAGTTTGATCTCTGCTCATGCTTTGCTTGATAACCCCAAGAGTGAATCTGTAGTTGACCGCTACCAGGTCCCCTTTCTGTACCTCTTTCACCAGTAATTAATTTAATTTGCCCAAGATTATTTTGCACAATTGTGCTATCTTCTGGACCATCAATACGAAGTGCCTTAGTTTCACCATCCGGCAACATTCTCTCATATATTTCAGATCCTGTTAATGTGCCTTTATTCCAAGTTCTAAACCTAGGTCCACAACCATTATCCTGAGTTTCATCAGGAGTTGTGGACTTAGCAAGAGTTGTTGGATATGTGGAAGCGGATTGTGTATTCATTATGGGCAATCAACGTAACGACCAGTTCCAATCTTAGTAGAACCGATTCTAGACAGTGCATCTGTATCTAGACATGCTAGAGACGGTAATAGTTTAGCACCATAACCACCACCACCAACTACAATAATCTCAGGATATTCCTTATATGTTGTTATTCTGTCAGTAATACGAGCACCAATTACAAATCCATCTTCATTAATAATTGCTTCTGCTACATCATCTCTACCATTAATGTAGATAGTGGGTGGTTCTTTATAATCAATTCCAGGTCTAATGAGAGTAAGAGCATCGATAATACATCTCTTGCCATTATCATCAGCAAGATTTTTCTTATAACCAAAACCATTAGATTTGACACGAATCTCTGTCAAGAAACCATCTCTATCCAATAAAGCAGTTGCAGTAGCACCAATACCTTCTCCTGTAATAAAGACATATGGAGGTTCTGCCCATGGTGAACCAGGATTAGATACAGGAATATCAATTATTCCTCCGCTTTCATCTGTGATAACATCTTCGACTACAACAGTTGGTGGAACAAATGTTCCTGTATCAGTTCCGGGTCCTTCTCCTTCGCCATCATCGATTAAATCATCTGATGTAACGATTACAACATCATCAAATGCGCCGGTTCCATTAATGGTCAATCGAAGAATTTCTGCATCTTCTACAACACCATCCTCTTCAATACCTACCGTAATTTTACTTTTGTTGTCATTAACAACAACATTTCCAACTAAATTTCCACCAATGATATCATCAGAAGTTATATCATTGCCAGAAAGAGTGTAATATAAAATTTCTCCATTCACATAGTTTGTTGTTGTTACTGTATAAACAATAAATTCTCCTTCTGGACAGGTATCTCTATCTGCTGCAACACTAACAGTTTTTACAATTCCGACTCCAGTATTATCATCAATTCCATCCCCATCATCATCTGTTGGCGAAGGGTTTGGATCATTTACATCTGGTCCAGTTGTATCCCCATCACCATCATCATCAGTAGGATCAGTTACTGAAGGAGGAAAGACATCAGGAAGATCATATATTGGATTTGTAGGAGATCCGGTATATGGATCAGATGGTTCTATTACATTCTTTTCAGTGATTGTTCCTGTAGCAAGGTTCTTAATAAATCTTGTCTGTACTGGACTTCCCTTTGCTGGTGTATTCTTTCGTATAATAATTTTAAAGTCTTCGTCCTGTTCTCTTTCAGAATCAACCAGAGTTTGAACTTGTATTGTTTTTTCTGATTCTCCTGGAGCAAACCCCAAGATACCATTTACTGGAATATAATCTTTTTCTTCTGTGGCACTACCAGCATATTTTAATGTTTTATACGTCACAGAAGATGATACCGAAATAAATCCTTTCCTAGTGACTACAAATTTAGCAATATTTCCTTCGACTACAATTACATTTTTAATTTCATATGTAATTCTTTCGGTTTGTTTTACGCCGTTATTATCAGGATCTTGGTCTTCTAGTTTTCTATTAGGACCACTGCCGCCGCCATCGATATCACTAGTGCCACCCTTAGGAACACCACCAGTAAATCCAACAGTAGTAAACTTTAAACTATTTCCTTTGTATGCATCATCACAAACATACTGGGTATAATCAGCACCGGTTGCTGGGAATAGATTATCAATATCTGATAACAACCGATCTAGAAAATCGTCTTCTTCATCTAGTTCTTGACCACCATTTGTGCATACTTGTTTATACTTGCTACATGTTCTATCAGGACCAGAGCATGAAATTCCAAGAAGATTCAAGACGAAATTAATTGCACCACCAAGAATGTTTAGTGGTCCCGCAATTGCTCCTAAGATATCACTAAGTGGTCCAAGAATTTGACTAAGAAGATCATTCATCAACGAATTAATCTTCGACATGATACCATTAACAAGAGCATCAATCTGACAAGCAACAGACTTATAAATCTGTTGAACATAACTCATTAAAATGTCTGTTAGGAACTTAGCAAGGCGATCACCAAGATCTGCCATTGAACATCCTAAGTTTGCTAATATGTTATTGAAAAATTCTGTAACTGGAGTTAGTGAGTTGCCATCTTCAGATGGTCTTAGTAATGCTTTAATTAAATCATTTACTGCTGCTTTGAGTTTTTCAATGATAAACCCCTTTACTCTAGCAACAAATTCGCTAACAACCATCATTGCTTTGTTGACATAACTTCTTGCTATGCCAATACCATTTTGCAACTGTCCTGTCGCTTCGTTGACAACATATGTACCAATGTTTCCACCATTGTTTTGAACTGCAGCAAGGAATTCTCCCATGATACCAGTCAATTGTGATGACATATCTTCGTTATCACATTTTTCTGCTTTAGACTGACACCAATCTTCTGCCTGTGCTGTTTTATTTTTTAGTGGTGCTACCTTCTTAGGTGGAACATTAACTCTAGAATTACCATCCCCATCACAACTACCATCTGGCAATCCACCTGTCGCTGTGTTTTTTCCAGTAGAGTTTCCACCTTCATCTTTTTGGATTGGTGGACCAACTGCCTGTGTATTAAGTTGTGGGATTGCTGTAACAAATGGTGGAGTATCTGGTGTTCTCTCACTGAATACTTTTGTTGCACCAGGAGTCTGTCCAATAGACCCCATGATGATAGGTTTTTGTTTCTCGGTATCCATATAGAAACCGATAACCCAACAACCAATCTCTAGTTGTGGGTGTGCTCCACCACTATTACCAGGAATGAATGGAACTGTGACAGGCATCATCACAGTTGCCCATGGCAAATCTGCCGTATCAAGGAGTTCCTTTTTACCAGGATGATCTCCTACAATACGAACTTTGAAACGATAACCACCTTTGTTATTTTTTTCGTCAGTGGCAGTTCCTTCAATTTGACCCACCCACCAATTGAACCCATCGTTTCCGATGCGCTGAGTAGGAATCAACTGTGATACTAATTGGTCCATATCAGTTAATCTTCATAAATCAAACATTCTAACTCTGATGGATTTTGATCGCAATAAAGTTCAAGTGCAGTTGGATCGTGATGATCTCCTGCTTCAATTTCTTCTTTGTGATGTTCTACATATTCTTCTAAGTCATGAAGTTCTCCTTCAATATGACGACGTTGGTTAGGAGAAGTCATAGGATTGTCAAGGATTTCTTTGTCCTTAGCAATATGAGTTTCGATATTTTCCATAAGTAATTGCTTCTACGTTTTTATTTAGTGCCGTGGTTTGATTCAATGTCCCCATACGAATCTCGCATCAATCTTAAGGTTGTTGTAAACTTACCGTTTCCGTTTGCTGCAGAGTCGTAAGTATGTGTTACTTCCTCAATGAGGTAAATGCCACTACTTTCTTGATCGTATGGTTCATCATTGATTCTAGCACCTGGTGCTTTATTTACAAGTTTTATGTTGATCTTATCACCTGCACAGATCTCTGAGTTGCCCGGAATCACAACTGTTGCCATTTGATGTTTCAATAATTCATATCGCATTAAAGACTGTGCTGCAAAATGTTTATGAAAATCACAAAATTCACTTGGTTCTTCTGATTCATCTTCTTCTTCATAAGATGCAATTCCGGGTTCATTGTACCATGATTCATGATCCAAAATGGTAGATACAATTCTAGTTGGATAATCAGAAATAGACTTATCTCCAAATTTAATTAAAGATGGTTTATTTTGTGCTCCAAGATGCTTCATGTTATCATATGCATCTTCTAAACTATAGTCATATTCATGATACTGACCTGTGGAATGATTAAAGAAAACAATAAGACTAGAATACTTACCCTTTCGCATAGCAGACATAACATCAACTTCAGACTGAAATACTGCTTGAGAAATTGTAAGTCTATCATCTGCACCATCTGATTGATTAGCTGGTTTTTCAATGTATGGACCCCATGTATTCTCTTCGTTCTCGTCTAATAAATCGTCAACGGCAAAGAAATTATACCCTCTTTTATTCTCCCAGAAGAAATATCCAGCAGATCCACTAATTTTATCTCTATCTCCATCAGATTTTGAGTTTTTTCCTGCAGATCCACCACTATCAATTTTTACACTCTTTACACATAACGATGAGATAATATCAAATGGTCTCCTATTTGTAGGAAGCATTTTTACAGCAAATTGAGTTGGTGATGTCATACCATTCAAATTTACTACAAATGGTTTGTCTGTATTTAAATCTTCCTGTAAAATTTTAGCAATAATCTCTTCTGGTTTTCCTTCCAATCTTTTCATTAATCTCACACATTCATTATTAAGTGCTTCAACAGATACAAGACCTAATGTAAATGCTTGTGTTTGGTTTTTAGCATATCTATTACCCACTTTCCACACTTGCATTACATATTCTTGTGGATCATCTGTAGAAGAAGTATCTACAACGATCTTAACAGTCTCACCACCTTGAATAGGAAGATCTGCTAACAATCCAGCACTATCAACAACCGACATTGTTCCTGCAACAAACGGACTAGTGATACCTTCAACATAACTGAAAGTTCCAACCATTTGTTTGATTTCATACCCTTCTGTTTCTCCAAGTGCTGCTATAACAACACTTTTAAGAGAAAATTCAAATGTATTTTGAAACTGTTGTGATTGTGCCATTATGTTAGAATCCTAAGTTTAGCTTCTTGGAACGCACCAAGACCTGCAGCATTCATATCAATACCAGCAGATACACTATTTGGAGTTGGAGTTCCATTTTGTTGACCGCCGCCAGGACCATAGTAATTATTAATAACTGTAGGCGATCCACCACCCCCACGATTAGCAGATGCTACTTGTGCTGAAGTTGCCATCATTTGTGTTCCAGTTTGTGGTGATGCTGATGATGCCGCTAATGCAGGCATTTTAGCAGACGCAAGCATTTTTGCTGGAGACATATCTGGTTCTGCAGCAATACCAGCAGAAGGTTTAGATCCAGACTGAGAATCAGGAGTTAAATGTCCCACCCATGTATTTCCAGATCCAGGAAGAATACCATTTCTACCTTCACCACCACCAGTGGTTCTTACATCAGTTAGTGGGAAAGGAACAGGAGTTCCTTTTGGAACAAAGATATCAACAGATCTTCCATCACCACTATGTGAATGTTGTGCTAATCCTCTTTCTACCAATCCCTTAATCTCACCATCAGACATACTTGGTAGAAAAGTGGTTCCATCTGATATAGAAATATCAGTTAAACCAGAATTTAACATACCACGAACCATCGCTGATGTATCGTTAACAACATCTTGTGCAGTACCAGTATTACTTTGGAAGTGTCCGTGAACATATCCAACAGCATTACGTAATCTTCCAGATCCACCATCTGTCTCACCAAATGTTGCCATTCCAGTTCCTTCTTTAGAACTAATCCCAGCACCAGGACTCTGACCAGGAGACACTTCAGATAATGATCCTACTTTACCTTTTGATCCTTTATCAAAGAAGAAGTTTCCACCTTTTCCTCTATTATAACGATCCGCTGGTAAACCATCACTATATCCTCTGAAGGATACCATAGATCCAATATCTTTAGCAGATGTTTGAGATAATGACCCACCAGATTTGAAGTCTTGTAATACTTTCGATGCATCGGATGCAGAACCACCACCAAATAGTTTTTGTAAAGCGGCTAATCCATCTGGTTGAGAAGCAATCTCAAGTAGTTTTTTCTTTCTCTCCTCTACATTACCACCTAATGCCGATGTAATATGACCATACTTTTTAGCTGCTGCACTATCTGCACTAGCACCGTAAATTGCAGCGGATAATGGCGAGAACTGCTCTTTACCCATAATTTGATCACCCAAAGTGCTTCCATATGCTTTCATAGAACCACCTGCTTTTGCATCAGCGGTTCTGTTAAGCATTACTTGGAATGCGTCTGCTTGGTTTTGATTGCCAGTTGCTTCCATGGTTGATAGGAATGCAGCAAGATTTTGCTCTCCTGTGCCACCTCCACCAACATTAGTGGGATCACCAGGACCACCAGGAGTATCTGGAGATCCACGAAACAAACTAGCAAATGCTCCACCAAGACCTTCAAAGAAACCTTTCAAACCTTCACCCAATTTCTCAATACCACCTTTAGTCTCAAAATAGTTTCTAAGTCCCTCTCCTTGAATTTCTGCTAGTTTTTTCTTTTCATCCAGTTGAGCATCAACAATACCTTGTCCAAATGCCTTATACATTTTTCGCGATTGTGAAGACACACCAATAGTACCACCTTGGGCATATCCACCACCAGAAGATGGGGTGTTAGTTGAACCTGCCAGAGCATTCATGCTCATTAAAGAATCTCTGCCAAACATATTACCAGCACGGTTGCTCATCACAACTTCGCCTTCATCAGCATTGATTGGCACATCATCAACTAGATTTGCCTTGCCACCTGATACTAGACCACCTTGATTGTAACCAGGATTGTTATTTGGATCTTTTGCGGGTTCTACGGGTAGAAGAGGAGGATCATATCTCTCACCGGTATCATTATCAACAAACTGTTCTTCTTGAGTAGGAGCAGATGGTCCTGAAAGTACATTTCCATCATCATCCAATAAATTACCTAATCTATCACTCTTAGGAGCATTTGCTTTTTTCTTATCGTTATTTTGATGCCATAAATGAGTGCCAAAACTCATCCCAGCTAAAATACCTGTTCCTATTATTGCAGTCCATTTTGCAGCAGGAGCAAGAAATCTGGCAGCTTTACCCAATCCTTTTCCACCACCCAATGGCATTCCAGGCAATCCTCCACCTTTGCCATCTTTTTCACCACCACCATCTTTACTCTTAGGTGGTTTGATGGCTTTCATGATTTTTTCTGGAGTCATAAATCCAGAAAGATCTTCAGCCTCTTCTAGTCCCTTTTCTTCTTTTCTTGCTTTTTGACGACTGAATAATGTATCTTGTGCTTGTGCCTGTTTTTCGGCAATATTAATGCCAGATTGCGTTTGTTTTTCTGTAGTATCTACAAGAGTAATTATTGCTTGCGTGTTTTTCGCCATTGCAGCGACAATATCAGCACCACTATCTGGTGTAATTGGTGGAGCACCAGTAGCTGCTGCTCTATCAGCAAGCATTCCCTGTTTAAACTTAGCAATTCTATCTTCTCTACTTAGATACTCTCCAGTAGAAGAATCGATTCCTTGTGTTGTTGCTTGGAAAAAAGCATCTTTATTTAATCCCTTTGATACGGCACCATCCATATCAACAGGACCACCACCTTTTCTCGCTCTACCAGTAGATCCAGCTGGTCCTAAAAGATTTTTTTCTTTCTTATCACTATTAGTAGGATTTTTACCTAGTGCAGATTCTCTAACTTCTCTCTTTACTAATCCACCTTTACCAGCAGCAAGTAGTCCTTTTGGTTCTTTAGATGCTCCAAAAATTCCACCACCTTTAGCAGTATTTTCGCCACCTCTTTTGCCAGTTACATCAAAACGCTTACCAATATTATTTCTATAGGTAGTATCTTTATCTTTCTTTAGAAGATCTTTTACACCATTAAGAAGTTTCTTACTTTGCTTCTTGCCTTGATTCTTAATGAGTTTTTCTAATTTGTCATACAACCACGGACCAAGAGGACCTTCGCCTGTTACTGGTGAATATGATAGATAACCGTGTGCCATTACTACCTTGCCGCTTTTTCTTGTTCTTGTTTGACTTGATCTAGGTATTGCATGAGGAGACTAGTGTAAACTTGTCTCTCCCAAGGCATCATATCTTCTATTTCACTCAAGCTATATTTATGGTGTTGCATCAAGGCAAAATTAGTCTTGTAATACCCCTCTAACGTATTATGAAAGAGGCTTATCCGAAAAAATTAGATAATCCTTGAATTACAACACTATTTTCAACTCCAGTGTTAGGGTTTGTGAGACTAATCTCGTGTTTTAACACAGGTGCGTCTTCAAAGAATTTTTGAACATCTTCAAATTGCTTATTTGTCAACCCTTCAACAAATTCTACAAATTCTTTCTTTGATGTGGTAGAACTGTCATATACATCTTCCCCATCAAAAATTTGATCTATACAACTTGCCACGATATTAATAATATCATCACTGTTGCCACTTTTGCCAATAATTGATACTTTTACAAATTCCTCAAATGCTGGATATTTCATAATCACGCCCATATCATCAGATAGCATGATTTTGTTAGAATGACCTTCAGGTTTAGAAACTTGAACCTGCGTCAAATCTAGATTGTACTTGACTTGAGTTTCTCCGTCATCACTACAAGTTAGCAACATTTCAACAACTTCGCCAACTGATACAGCGCGAATTTGAAGAAAGATATACTCCAGGTCAAAAATCGCTAAATCATCTAATTTGATTCGCGTTTGAATACAACCTTTTAGCAGATTTTTTGTAGCTTCTTCAATCTGCTTATCATCCTCAGATTCAAGTGCTAACAAAAGTAATTTTTCTTCTTTTACAACAAATGGGCGATATTTGATTTTTTTGCCATTTGAAGGAACTTCCAACTCATATGTTGGTAGTGCAACTTTTGGTAATGCCATTATACTTAGATCATATCATATTAATATTTAGTGCGTCTTTTTAGAGCAAAAATACGCAGGAAAAATTTTCCCACTTTTATGGAATTGAAAAAGTCAATTTAGGGAGGTGGTGGTAAAATAGGTGCTGAAGGAATAAAATCAGAGTCAATAAAGTTAGCACTCTGTCTGATGTCATTCTTGACGACATGATGTCTTGTGTAAGTAAACTGTGCAGTTACTTGAGTAATCTGACTTGATCCAAACTGCAAAGGTACAGCATCAATAGCATAAGGATATGCTTGCTCCATAACATAACTGATAGATGCTCTTTCTGTTGGAGAGTTTCCACCTATTTCAGTCTTAGTTATAATAATATCGCAAGCATAATCATCACGATAATTAAGACGGATAGGTCGATTTTCTGATCTACCTGATTTAACTTGCATCTGTGATTTGGTTTGGACGCTAGCCTTATTTTCACCAACTTCATCACTATCGCCAGAAAAAATATAATCTACCCAATCTTGTAAAAATTTTAAAGATGTCATGTTAGCATCACACATGAATCCCAATTGAAAATCTGTGTAAACTCTACTATGCATATAATCAACAGATCCGGAACCTAAATGAATTCCATTAGCACTGCCTTTTCCGGAATTAGTATTGGGGAGTTGTGCTTCGCTACAAAACATCTCAAAGTAATCCTCATCAGATGGCATTATAGGATACAATTTTCTGTTAGTAAATTTCACAACAAAGTTATTACTAAACGACATTCCGCCCCTTGCTGCTATTGTCGTTAATAGACGATCTATCGACACACTAAATACCTATGTTGGTCTCTTTATATTTATGGCATACTCTGGATTTTACAAACCTAAAAATCCTACTAAGTATCGTGGCAATCCTTCAAACATAGTTTATAGATCACTTTGGGAACGTAAGTTCATGGTGTTCTGTGATAATAATCCCTCAATAATTGAATGGGGTAGCGAGGAGATAATCATTCCCTATCGCGCACCTGATGGTAAAGTAAGACGATATTTTCCCGACTTTTACATTAAAGTAAAAGAAAAGAGTGGGAAACTTACTAAGTATATTATTGAGATCAAACCCAAAAAACAAACTCAACCACCGAATGAGAAAAACAAAAAAACTGCTGCCTATCGTAATGCCGCACTAACTTATGTAAAGAACCAAACTAAATGGTCCGCTGCGAGAGAGTATTGTGAAGACAGGCAGATGAACTTCTTAATACTAACCGAAGATCACTTAGGAGTCTAAAATGGCAACCGGATTCGCATCAGTCCAACGTAATACTACAAACAAAGACCCAGGATACAAAACACTCTTTGAAAGAGTAAGTGCTTCTACAGGAGGAGAAAAGAAATCTCTTTCTTGGTACAGATCTGCAGTAAAAGCAGAAGCAAGTAAATATAAAAAGAATTTTAACAAATACATCTTAGACGAACGTAAAGATCGTGCTGGTGCTGTCAAAGAACAAGACAAGAATGAACTGCGTAGATATGCAGTAGCAGGTCATCTGTATATGTTTGAGTATAAGGCAAAGATGAAGCATCTGCCTTACTACGATAGATTTCCTTTGTTGTATTGTTTTAAGGCACCAGGGAAGAGTGAATTTTGGGGTGCTAACTTACACTACCTGTCCCCAAAGAAAAGATTGATTGTTACAAAAAAATTGATGCAAGGCAGAGTTGATATACCTAAGGTATGTTTCCATAAATATCTGAGTAGTCATGTAGATGGATTATATCTTGACCTTGCTGCAGATGAATGGGACACTTCTATTCTTTTGCCGACCGAGGATTTTGTGAAAGATGTTAATGGAAGAACTTTCCCTATCGATAAAAAAATTGTGTGGGAAGAAACTGATGATAGATTCTACGATAAAATCTCAGGTCAAAGAATGATTAAAGGATATGGTAGCAAACAGTCTAAGGAGATGTCTCAGTAATGAGTGAATTAGGATTAAATAAAGGTCCATTATTAAACAATGTTCCTACAAAAGAAGGTAGAGAAGGTCAAACCACCACTACTCAAGCAAAGAAACTTGATGGTAGTGAAACAAAACAATATTGGCAGCATAAAGGTGGTAAATGGACCTTAATTCCATTAAAAGACTATCTCCAAATAAATCCCAATGTAGTTAACTACAAGGTTTTACCTGACCTTGGAATGAAAGGTGCAAATGCTGCAGCAGACTATAGATATCCTGATGATATTGCTGTTGGTTTTGACACTGACTACGTAATGTTTGAATTCTATAAGTATCAACCACCTTTCCAAGGTGTTAACAGAGGTGCTACTCAGGGAGGAAGTTCTCCCGTTAGAGCATACAATCAAACTGCAGAAGATGCTAAGTTTTACACTAGTGTAAAATCAGGTCCTATAATTCTTTATATGCCTGAAGATATTTCAACAGGTTATAAAGCAAATTGGAGTGGTAAAGCATTCAGTAATATTGCCGCAGATGCATTAGCTACAGCAGGTAGCAAAGATATTAATGAAGCAATTCAAAATACATTGCAGACAGCAGAAACTAATATCAATCAGGCAATTCCAAATGCAATGAACTTTGCTATCAGAAAAACTATTAGCAAAATTACTGGAGAAGATGTTTCTCCAAATGATTTGTTCTCTGCTACTCGTGGTGTTATCTTAAACCCAAACGTTGAATTATTATTCCAAGGCACTGATCTTAGAAACTTACAACTAAATTATAAATTAGTTCCTAGAAATGCTACAGAAGCACAAAAAATTAAAAACATAATCAATGTTTTCAAAAGATCAATGCTCCCATCGTTTGCAAAATCTGGAGATATTAGATTTAATAACGCTAAGAATGTTTCTAATAATTTTATTAGAGTTCCTGACGTGTGTAAGATTACATTTATGCGTGGGGGAGATAGAAATCCTGATGTAGCACAGTATAAAATGTGTGCTATAACAAATGTGGAAATTAACTACACTCCTGATGGCACGTATGCTACATATGGTGATGGCACCATGGTCGCTTATGGTCTATCACTTTCATTCCAAGAGACCAAACTTGTATTCGCAGAAGAGGTAGACAGATACTGATGTACTTTTCACTAGTTCCAAACATCTCATACGATGAGAAACCAATCAGTTATCCATTTTCAGAGTCAGATTTTGTAACTGCAAAGAATTTCTTCCGTAGATATAAAATTAATGATGATGTATTATCATATGCTGTGTACTTTAAACAGTATAGTATACAGGACGGTCAGAGACCTGATTACATTGCGAATGAAGCATATGGAAATCCATTTTTTGATTGGGTAATCTTATTGACAAACAATATGGTTAACGCTCAATATGATTGGCCAATGACAAACTATGAGTTAACTAGTGTGCTAGAGTCAGAATTTGACGATCCATACGGTGAGATTATTCACTACGAAACCTATAAGATTGGTCAGTATCCTGCTGGTGTTCATGTAGATGAGACTTTCTATAGCACAACACATAAACTGAACATCAATGGTGCTATGACATTAAAAAATGGCAACGAGATTTGTCGTCCCGTTACCATTGCCGAATACTACACTGCTGAGAATGAAAAGAAGCGTTCTATTTACTTATTAAAACCTGCATACTTTCAACAGTTTGTAGATGATTTTAGAAAGAAAAATTTATACAAAAAAGACGCCAACTATATTAGTCAGCGTCTAAAGAAAACTGGTTGACTTTTTCAAGCAAAAATTTGCTCGAAATTTTTTTCCAGTTTTACCGTTTTGAAAAACCCATTTTGTAGCAAGCAGATGTTGCTAGTTTTGGATTCTTTTTTAGTACTCTGTAAGCATGACCATGAACATCTGTTTCTAAAGTAAGGTGTGCTTTAGTGTGAACGATCTGAATCAACAACAGCATCCCAACAAACGTAAGGTTTATCATTGTAACTGGATGACTCAGACCTTTCCAGAGAAACTTAATCACTCTTCAGCAAGACGTGCGAAGTATGACAGTGCGTCATCATCCTCAACGATTGCCTCTTCCTTGACGGGAGAGGGAGCATTCATCTGCTGACGGAAAGAAGATCCACTAGTGATGTCAGGGTCATTGAACCCACCAGTAGCAGCGACTGGTTCATACTCTTCACTATCTACTGTAGGAACAGCAGCACGTTGAGTGATACCAAGCACCATATTCAGACGCTTCTCAAGGTCAGCATATGATTTGAACTGATCCTTGTGAGTGAATGCTTCAAGAGAATGCTCTTGCTTCCAGATTGCTTCTAGTTGATCATCATCAGCTGACAGAGCAGAGACATTATCAAACTCAGAACTATCGTAGTTCCAGTATCCTGCGACCTTCTTGATCTTCAGTTTGAAGTTAGCACCTTCCCACAGATCAAAGACATTTACTTTCTCTTCATCTTGGAACTCAGGTTGCATCGCAGCGAGGATCTT